ATATGATAAGAAAATTTAATGTTTTATACACTTGAATCTAAAACTTAGGATAAGTAATTCCATTATCAACTATAATGTCATCATTTGTAATCTTAAATTTTAGACTTTGCCAACTGTTGCCAAAAGTCATTTGAAAGTGAGGAGCATCTTTAAACGTTTTCCAGCTTCCTCCCCATTCCCAACCTTTACCAACAAAATATTTTACAACTTGCATCCAATATTTATTCTGTTCCCAAGAAGCTGTTTCAAAACTACCATCGCCATTTTTATCATATAAAAGCACAATATCAAAAGCTAATCCATAATTGTGTATTGACTGCCAACTATCCGCTTTTGTTACTTGTGGGCGTTGTAAAAATAGTTTGTGTTGTTCCTCAGGAGTTCTATAAACGTATGCAAATCTCAATCTTACATTAGCTGGTAATTGATTATTACATCCTTTGTATTGCTCCAAAAGTTGCTCTCTTACTTTTGGGTGAGCTTGTTTAATTCTTTCTATTGTGATTTTATCCATTATAGTCCGTTAATTTTTCGTAAAATGTAAATTCCAAAAGCTATAAATGCACTTGCTACAATACCCAATGCCCATTTGCCTTGACCTATATAAATATCGTATTCACTTTGTTTATTTTCAATGAGTTTAACTCGTCTATCAATATCATTTAAGATATAAACCATTCCTTTTTTTTCGTTAAACTCACTACCCAATAAAGCGGTTTGTATGTTTAAAAGCATTAATGAATTATCCTCGTTTACTTTTTCTTGCTTTGTAAGGTGTCTAGTTAGTTTTTCAACGTCTAACTTTACTGCTTTTAAATCTATTTGCTCGGCTGTTGATTTGCTAATTGGTGGCATTGTTATTCTTGATTTTTATTATTTTCATTTGTTTTTTGTGTTCTAAAAAGACTAAACCCACCTACTCCCAAAAATCCTAAAAACACAAATTCTTTTACTTCAAATTTATTATCCACTAAAGGCATAAATAGTAATGATGTAAGTATAATTATTTTAGTTTTCATTTTGCAAACTTTTGTTTTATTATTATTCTGTAAATTGTATTGACTGATTCTTTATTTACTCCCCGCTGGTAGTAGAAATTTAATACTTTTTTTATTCTTTGTAATGGTGATGCACTCATAATTAAAATATATAATTATTAATTGTTTTTTGATTTTCGTAATAGTTCATAACTGTAAATGAACTTTTAGTATTTTTAAAATTAGTTTTAACCCAATCCGATGGCGGACTAAACGCTCCAAAATTTTGATATTCAAAAGCTGTTGAACTCGTTAAATCAAATATTAGTTGGTGGCTATCTCCTTTACTAAATTCAATATCGTAATTGTGTAATTTATATTCGTCAATGTAATTTTTAATCTTTTCAATTTGTAACGCATCGATTTGCGCTTTAAATCCAAATTTTAGGCTTTTATCGTCTTTACCATGAGTAAGTATAAAACATCTATTATCTACTATGTAATGTTCTATAAACTTGCGTTGATTTGTTACATTTACATTACTAGGATATTTTAACTCAATATACGTTTTAAAAGCTGAGTTAACAATATAACCAAAACTTCCAGCGTGATTATCATTACAGATATTTACGCAATTAATAAACTCGTAATGCGAAATAAGTGTATCAATTAATCTAATTTTAAAACGCAGACCTGTATCAAAAGCCATTTGGTTATCCATATTCTGAGGCAAAGCGTGACCTCCACGAGTTGTAAATCCATCAAAGCCATCCATAAAATCCCTAAGTTCGTGAATATTTAAAGTATTATTTTTTTGATGTTCTAAAGTATAGTTAACCATTATATCTAAACGCTTGTTTAATTCGGCTTCATTCCATAAACCATCGTAAAGACTGTAACCGTTTTGGTTTACATTCATTCCAATATGAACATCGGTATAAACTAATCGGTCAAATAAACTTGTAGATTTAAAATCTTTATTATAATTTAAAGTTATAGGTTTAATTTTATCTTTAAAGATTGATAAGAAGTCTATTTCTTTCTCAATATTTACAGTTTTTATAGGCTCTGTTATTACCCACTGTTGTTTTGTAGATACATTTGTCGAAACTCTTTTAATTTCGTGGTTATCAGGGATATCAATTAACGTATCTGGGATAAGTTTTTCTACTTTAGATATTATTTCCCCATCTTTATTTAAAGTTCTTTTAATCTCTTTAAAATTAGATTTATGAAAATCTTTAATTTTATCTAATTGTATTATTTGGCTATCTGTTAAACGATATCTAGGAAAACCCTCTTTAACACTTTCTTTTGCTTTTACTTCAAATCCTAGCGCAATTGCTTCGTGTGGCTTTAGTCTTATTCGCATAAAGTTTCTTTTGGTTTATCAAAAATACCTATAAAGTTGTGAATTACACTACTTATTCAAATAATTTAGACTTATTATAGATAAGTAAATGATTGATATTATACGCAAAAGGGTATAATTTGATTGAAATATCCAACATTATACGCAAAAGGGTATAAAAAAGTTGGATATTTTATACATATCGCTCCTAATATGATAAGAAAATTTAATGTTTTATACACTTGAATCTAAAACTTAGGATAAGTAATTCCATTATCAACTATAATGTCATCATTTGTAATCTTAAATTTTAGACTTTGCCAACTGTTGCC